ACATAAACGCACTAAAAGAAAAATTAAGAATGTACACTGAATTAAATAACGAATTTCCGAGCAACAAAAGATTCAAACAAGAATTAAACAAGTACAAAAGATACGCAAAAAAAGAAGGTTTAAAAGTCGACTAATCCCAACCCAACCAACCAACACAACCCCGGGAAACTGTCAAAGTTTACACCGGGAATTTTTTACCACCCGGAACCGATAAGGATTTTTTTACTACCTACCCAAACCAAGCCATCAGGAGCCAAGGCAATGGGGGTGCCATGTTAAACGCCGGCGGCGCGCGGCTATACTACCAATCCTCCCGCAAAAACTAAATTTTCACCAATACCCGTCAACTATAGGGATTTTTACCGTAATGACTTGCATTTCAATAAATTTCTACCTATAGTTTGTCAATTTAAATTTTTACTGTTATGCCCTGGCACAAAAAACAAAAAATAAGTAGTCGAGAAGAGCTGATAGAGGAGGTCAAAGTGGTTATAGAATGCCTTCATGCGATCCCTTCTATGTCGGATAAACTTCCGAACTATATCTTTAATAGGATAGAATCAATCAAAGAATACGTTAAAAAGCATGGGTGGTACGATGAGTGATTTTACGACCAAGGAAAAGATCCAGATACTAAACGATATAGACGTATTAGGCAATGTGTCTAAAGTAGCTGAAAGATGGGGCGTCTCTAGACAAAGCATTTACAATTGGAGGTCAGAGCGTGAAGAGCTGGATAAGCAGATTATTATAGAGCAACAAGTCCAGCAAGTAAAAGACGAGTCAAATTTCAATCCTAACGTCCTAAAAGACCTAAACCAATACCGTAACACCCTTCAACTCATTGGAACGCTAGAGGAGCGAAAAGAGAAGCTATCTGCAAAGGTAGAGTTCATGCTCATCAAGATTACTACGCTTTTAGAGAACCATGAAGACCTGGATAAGATCCATCCAAAGGATTTGAGTAAAATCATGAAGGATCTACATGACGTGCGCAAAGAGCTTAGCAACGAACCAGCCATTATTATTGAGTATAAGAACAAGGTTCGGGAACAAACGCTTCAGGTGCTTCAGGACTTTTTAGATGTAGATCAACTCAGGGAGTTTGCGCAGCGTATGGAGTCAATAGAGGCAGACTACGAGATTTTATGAAAAAGTTAGTACCGATGTGCATTGTGGTATTGACCGAGTTTATAGGGCGCTTTATATTAGGCGCATCCTGTAACTCCTTAACGACAGACCCATCGACAATCTGCAACTCAATCTGTTCTTAATGAAGATGAAGCTATTACGCCTACGTCAGGTATGGATGTACTCTGACAATCAACCAACAGAGATTACTCTTGCGCTGGCTAATATCTTTATTGTTCCGTTTGCGTTGAGCATGGAGGTGGGAACGGGATTATTTCTTTCTTTGATACCTGCTATTTCGGGTATTCATCAAATGATTTGTGTGGCTTCTGATGAGATAAATTGTAGAGTGCGAGCCTCTATGATTTGTCTTGGAGTGTACTCCGCTTCAGCAGTTATGTATCTAGTAACCATAGGCTTCCCTAGTCCAACACACTACGGGTGGCTTCTATTTATAATCGCAGCTTTCGGTAGTATGTCCAGACTATCGAGAGAAAAAATATATAAAAACAGTAATGGATAACATCACACAAATTGTTATTACGCTCGCAACCGTACTGGGCTCCGCTGGGGTCTGGAAGTTCTTTGAAGCTAGGCTTAAAATTAAAGCTGAGCAGAAACAGAACGAAGCCAATAATAGCGACACTGTTCAGTACAGGGACGACCTGAAGAACAGGGTGCGTAACCTTGAGAACTTATTGGAAGAGTCATCCGATGAAAAGGATGAGTTGCGAAGTCAAATATTAAAGCTAACAGAGGAAGTATCTGCGTTAAGGATTAAAGTCGAATTCTTGGAGAAAGAGAATGAAAGGCTTAAACTCAAATAACATTAAACGCTACATATTTCCTGAAATGAAAGAAAACTTTATACCTAAGCCCGTACCCCTAAAAAACAAAGCACGAGTATTTAAATGCTTGGGGGAAGTATCTACTGGTAAACGGTGCGAAGAACAGTGCCCAATGTGCAAGCGAGCGTATGAGCCAAAAACCGAAAAAGAATAATTGGTCTGATTTATTAGTCAATGTCGTAGGGCACGAGCCACCTCCTGACTCGTTAGACCTACGTAATTCTTTTATCGAAAATTGTTTAGCTGACCAAGACGGTGATAAAGTAACCCAAGCCGAGATTCATTATACGATGCAGAAGGGTATTTATGACTGGCAACAACAAGCCCTATCTAAGAACGCTCGTCTCAATGGCTTAATTAGAGCGCCCTATAACACGGGTAAGTCGCAGCAAGTCCCCATTGGTCTATCAGCCTATATGACCACCCGTAAACACGAGTTAGAAACACTTATTGTATCGGCTGACGGTGGTATCTCTACTAAAAGGATATTATCTTTGCGTGCGCTATTTATGAGCGATATGTACCGATACTGGTGCAAAGAACACAACTTTAATCCTGTTGAGTTTGATCGAACCGATACAGGGTCTACCCAAAGGATTATAGTAAGTAGTCGTAACCGTACTGGTAACCCTACCTATGAGGCGTATGCGGTACTCACGCAAACTACGGGACAACGTGCTGGCGTGCTAATCCTTGATGATGTGTGTAACGATGAAGATCGAATATCTACCGCTCGTAGAGAAACAGTTTGGAACAAAGTATCAAACACCTGGATTAAACGTGTACACGACAAAGGTATTGTTTTAAGCGTGTGTACACCATACCATCCTAATGACGCTAATAGTCGCTTAATGAAGTCGGGTATATTCAATGTGCTTCAGATTTCGGTAAAAGAAGATAAAACAGGATATAAGGTGGAAGAATGGAACAATCTAAAGTAGTTATGTATGCCCGGTTTGGAGTGAAAGTAGAACAAAGCGAGATAGATACCATCAAAAATAAGATGGAGGAGTTCTTGGAGATGATAGAGGCTGAGCTTGTTGGTCAGAAATGGGAGATACTAGCTAAGAACCAAAGTTCTAATTCGATACACGAAATTATAAAGCAATGCAGTAAAAATGGATGGGCAATCCTGACATACGACCTTAAAACACTACACCAGCACCATTCAGGTGCGATGTCCTTAATAGCGGAGGGTGACGATGTTGGTGTGCCCGTCTATTTCATTGAAGGTGGAGCTGTCATACAAACATTATTTAGTAGAATATGAGAGAACCCGATAAGGTCTGGGACATTCCCCTATGGGAAACCAATCACAGTAAACAACGGCTACTCCAAGAAGAAGCGATGGACTTTCTGTCGTATAAATTGGGGTACGAAATGAGCGAGGAAACAGATGACCCAACGAGAAAGGCTTATAAACACTTTGACGGCTACAACCACTACCCTGATGGGAATCTTACGGCTCTTGATTACGATAGTGGGCATCCTGTCTGGCTTTGCGCTGATTTCAACAGGTCTCCTCATTGTTGGGCTCTTCTCCAAGTTAAAAGAGCTCGTAACGGACTCAAGCAGTACCTTATTTTCGATGAAATCTTCTCCAAAGAGGCTTTAACAACCGAACAAGCACTAAAAGCAGTAGAATTACTTAATAAATGGGGTATTTCGAAGGTTTTATTGGCTGGAGACAACACTTCTAACCAAAAAAGTGGTAATTATGGTCGTGTAGGTAAAAATGATTGGGATTACGTGCGAGAAGTGCTTGAGGAGAACAATATTTTGTATAAAAACGAGCTAGACATACAAAATCCGAAGCGAAAGGTGCGAGTAGATAAAGTAAACAACGTAATTTACGCTGGAACCAATGGAGAGCGAAGATTACTGGTCAATACGAGATGCGAACACGTTATAAAAGACTATATGTACTCCATCGTAAACGATAAAGGGCTAAAAATAGACAATGGAGACAGGGGACACATGTCCGATGCGACAGATTACGCCATTTGGCGCAACGAAAGAGGCTCCGCCTCCCCTATGTATGTGCTCCGCTAACTTCTTTTTATAGCTTTAGCACGCTTGCCCATTCCAACACGTCTCTTTTCACGTACTGCCTTTTTGCCCTCACCACGTTTACGCAGTTCTTGCCACGTTACTGGAGTCTTAGAGCTAACCTTAACGGTGGGTCGACACTTCTTTACGCCCTTAAACTTGGCTGAACCACAGGGTGATCCGTCTTGAGTAGTCCATTTTTCTTTCATCCATCGGGCTACTCCAGTTTTACCTGACTTAGTTCCTTTGTACGTTCCACCCCTTTTCTTGTATTCCTTTACTATCCACGCAGAAGCATACGCACTAGGAAATATCTTGAATTTACGTTTAGCCTCAGACTTAACTCGACTGTATAGGGCTGGTTTTGCTGGAGTGTTTGCCATAATTGCGTCAAACTTATGGCTGAATTACTCTAAAGTTCAATACCAATATCTTTACCGTACAACGCTAACTTAGTAGATTGTAGTTGTTTCTTTTTAGGTTTTTTATACTTAGTAACTAAATCTTTTGCTTTAATAGGCTCAAATACCCTTACTTTATTAGCGTTTAGGGTCAAACACAACACAACGCAGTCGGATAGCAATGGGCTTTTTACTAGAGGATCGTTCTTCTGAAACATCCATGATAAACCAAACTGTTCAGCCTGTTTAAGTAATTGGCTTTTAACGTGAAGGTTATGAGCGTTATTTACGATCATGTCTGCACTATAAGACTTGTTTCTGCTTTTGTATATGCCTACGTCAGGCTGAGTGCATTTTTGATCCATTTCCGTGTACATAAGCCAAACGGCATATTCAGCTAATTTACCATAATAAATGTCCTGTTTAATTTTACTAGGGTTGTCTTGACCACGTCTTTTGTATTCCGCCTTATTAGTTCGATAACACTTTTCCGCAAAGTCAATAATCTGTAACTTGTACGTATTATCCATGGTTACTTCTCTGTACTTCATGTCTATTAAGTTTAGTATTGAATCTTTATGGAATATACGTATATTTTTGACACCATGAGTAGCAAAAAAGACCCAAAACTTATAAGGTACGGAGTAAGTGGTTATAACAAGCCTAAGCGTACTCCAAATCATCCTACTAAGTCTCATATTGTAGTAGCAAAAGTGGGCAACAAAGTAAAGGTCATACGCTTTGGTCAACAGGGTGTATCAGGTTCAGGTAAAAACCCAAAGACTAAAGCAGGAAAAGCTAGACAAATGTCGTTCAAGGCTAGACACGCAAAGAACATAGCTAAGGGACGTATGTCAGCAGCTTTTTGGGCGGATAAAGTAAAATGGTAACGTTATGCCTCTTCAGCGTGGTTCTTCACCAAATATTATTCAGCAAAACATTCGACAACTTATCAAAGAGGGTTATACGAAGCAACAAGCTATCGCTATAGCCCTACAATATTCAAGAAAGTAATGATAGACACCTCAAAGCTATACTCCGTATCCAAAGACGCTGTCGAAGACATCGTAATGAAAGAAACTCGTCACCCCTATTACAGCGTGGTTCTTGACCGAGCTAAAATCATGAACAGTTGGTTTCAGGCGGAGTATGACGAGTACACAGCCATTTCAAGTACGGTTTTCTCTGATAAGTCATATATCATTGACCAAAGCAGTATTGAATCAGATGACGAGTACAGAGAGCGTTTAGGTCGAATGAAACTATTTCCATTAGAGCAAAAATTCTTCTCAGCACAACAGCGCATTTATGACGAGAACAACGTCAACCGAATGTACCCTGAAAACAAAGACTTCTGGAAGTACAAAGAGACTAATTTTGATGATGCAGGGTGTTCCATCACCGAGTTTTACCGAGACAAGGTTCTCTTCGTAAAAGAGGTTTTGGGGTTTGGCGCAGTAGTAACCGACCTTATGATGGATGGTAACGGCAACCCTGTTACCGACACAGACGGTAACGTAGTTCCTTACAACTTCGTTGTTCGTCCTCACGAAATATGGAATTTTCAAGTGAAGCAAGGCGCTCTCACGTTGCTTGTTACTAGGCAAATGTATTATGACCTAGACAACGTTAAAAAGCATAAGTGGACTGCCTACACACCTGAGTACATCTGCGTGTACATCGAAGAGAACGGGAAGAAACAAAAGACGCTGGAGATACCTAATCCATTTGGAGAAGTTCCAGCCACGCTACTCAAGGGTCAGACGGATGCTAACAGTTCGTTCATTGTAGGTAAGCCACGTAGATATTCGTTAAAGGGAATGTACCTAGCCTCTTCTGAGTTGTTCTATGATCTGAAGAAGGGTTCTGAACTGTTCGGGCATCCTATTCCTGTTCTCACAGATTCAATCGTTAGGTCTCTAGCTGGTGTCGCTGATGATGACCAATACGATTCACGAACCATAAAAGAAGGTGTAGGTATGGCTATCATTATTCCTGATGACCAGCAAATACCTAGTAACATGTTGTACCAAGCGGATATGCAGGGTCTTCAACACCTTAGAGATGTAATTTTTGGTGACCTGATGTCACTCATCTTCTCTATGGCTCAGGTTCGAGACAAGTCCATTGTTAAGAGCAATGTATCGGGCTCCGCTAAACGTTTTGATAACGTAGAAGAGCAAGGGTTACTAGCGTCTACAGCTATGGACATGGAGATGATAGAGATGCAGGTACTCAAGAGAATGGCTAAGGTTCGTGATGAAGATTATAACAAATACGCTGTTACCTATTCTAAGCATTACGACTTATCTAGTGCAGACGAAATATTTTCAGATATTACTGAGGGTATGCAATATCACGCAATGTCTTTACCTCTAATTAAAAAATTAACTGCTGAATATATGCGCAAGCGCTCTATGCCTCAAGAAGATATTGAAGAAGTAATGCAGTACTTTGATGATTATGGTATGCCTAAAACATCGACTGACCTACGAAATTTAGTGGATATTCTACCACAAGAAGAACTTCAACGCCAGGCACAAGTTGGTATTGAAACACAAAGCGAGCAATAATTAACTTATAACCACATTATGAGCGAACAAAACATAGAGCAAGCTGATGCTCCTGAATCAGCAGTAGAGGAGACAACCTCACAAAACACCGTACAATCACAACAACCAGAGTTCGATAAAGACAAGTTCTTTCGTGGAGCATACAACGAAGGAAAAAGTAAGGTCGAAAAGGATGTTGTAGGAAAGTTCTCTGAATTATTGGGAAATAACGTTGAGTCATTGGATGATGCTTTTTCGCTAATCCAACAGACGCTTCAACCCAAGCAAGAGGAGAAGGGTGAGTCTGAAAAGTTGCGTGAGCTATTACAACAGTACCAGCAAGAAGCTGAGTCTGCAAAAGAGCAACTCATGATGACTCAAATGGAGAGTCGCATAAACACTGAATTTCAGTCAGCGTTTGGTGCACTCCAACAAGATAATGAACTGACTTTACGCCAAGACTACGTAGAACAACTGTTCTATAATGAGTATGAGATAGAGGAGTCTAATGGGGAATTTTATGCCGTTAAAGATGGTGTTCCTGACCTAGATCAACAAGGCAACAGAAAGTCAGTGGCTAACTCACTCGTTGAGTTTGCTAAACAATTTGCGAAACCCAAGAAAGTGGGTGCTGGCGGAGCAACTGGTGGTACTTCAGCTAGTAGTGAAAGACCTAGTCGAGCAGAGTTTCAAGAACTTGTGCGCTCGTCTAATCCAGCAGATCGTGCTAAGGCAGAAGAGCTCTTTGGAGCGATGAGAGCCGCAGGCGGTTGGGCTGAACAAGCGTAAATCCATCTTATTATGGTTAGGCAAAACCTTAATTGTCATGTTCTGGTCACAGCGACCCAAAAGCTAAAATATAACATTATACCTATAATTTAACTTTTATAAAGACATGGCAATTAATAGTAATTTTTCCATTTACGAACCAGAGGCGTTTGTTGAGGTTGCACTAGCTAACCAATACCCAAACCGACCAATGGTATCCAAAGCCGTTACTAACGTAGCTGGCGCATCTATCGAAGGTCTCGTTGCAGCTCGTAACAAGACTGTAAGCATTACTCGTGCAGTAAAACCTACTGGCGCTCCTAGTGCATACTCAGGAAGCTATAGCTTAGGAACCCCTAATGCTAGTGAAGAGCA